AGGTCATATCCGTTAGAATAGTAGATTACGGTGTTTGCAGCCGTCAAAGTTATCCCATAGCCGCCCGTAGATGGCGTTCCTACCATGAATCGACACTTAGGGTCGGACTGAAATTTACGTATATTGTCTTGTCTGTCTTCTTGTGGCGTCAACCCATAATAATCAACCACGGACCCTGGACCATATTCTTTTTCTATTTCATCTACAATGTTTTGTATATCTTTTTGCCAGTGACCCCATATGATCGCCTTACCTTCTATTTCATCTAACACATCCATTAGCTCTGTAATTCTATTATTTTTTATTTCTTGTGTGCTGCCATCATCAGCAACAAAATGACCACAAGTTATTTGTTGTAATCTCATTAACTGTGTAATTACAGTCATGGTAGAAGTAACTTTACCATTTAAAACAGCTATTGCTGCCTTTTTCATTTGATCATAAACTTTTTGTTGTTCTTTACTTAATTGTATATATCTTTTGGTCCAGTTTTTAGGAGGCAAATCAAGACAATCTTCTTTTAAAACTCTGTAAGAAAAATTTTGTAGTGTTTCTGATAGTTCACCTAAGTTTTTAAATTCATCAACAACTTGTATTGATCGACCTCTAAGATGCATGGTTTTCATTTCTGCGTAACGATTACGAAATGCATAATAAGAAGTAAAATCTAATAAGTATGGATCAAGAAATTCACATTGGCTATATAAATCAAGTGGGTTTTTAGTGACAGGAGACCCTGTCATGATACGTTTATACTTGGCATATTTACCCATACCAATAATATTTTTTGTTCTTTTAGCTGTTGGTGTTTTAATTGTTGTAGATTCATCTATGGCCATTAAAACTTTGTGTGAGTTTAAAAATTTAGATGCAAACTTAACACCTTTTTCTGTTGATAAAGCTTCAACATTCATAACTAAAATATGTAAAGCTGTTTCTATTTCAAATAAAGTTTCTAATTTTTCTTGTTGTGTTTTTGTAATATTTGATTGCCACAATACAGTCACATTTTCTATGTGGTTTGGTAAATGTGTAGGAAGCTCTTGCTCGTACCAAGTTTTTACTACACCTTTAGGGGCCACAATTAATGCACCATCTATCTTACCTTTATCGTAAAGCATAGACATATTATCTATTAATACTTTTGTTTTACCTGTACCCATCTCCATAAAATATGCATACGTTTCTTTATTCCATGACTTTTCTAAAGCAGTCAACTGATGCTTGTATGGCTTTAACTTAAATTTATAATTCATCTTTCTATTGACATTTATATATAGGATGTTATATGATTTGTCAATGTCAGAAAGTACGAAATATGAGAATGTAAAAAATAATTATACTTCTACAGTATATGTTATTCAAGAAATAGCTGGAACCAAAGCAGGAGCTCCTAAAATAAATATTATGGGCGCATCACATTATGGTCAATTTAAATTTGTGTTACCAGAATTTTCACAAATGATACACTCACCGGGACCTTTAGTTTATACGTTAAGACAAAAATTAAAAGATTATAAGGCTAGAGATTATTTACTACTTACAGGCGATCCTGCAATAATCGGTGTTGCATGTTCTATTGTATCTGATATTACCAACGGTAAATTTAATTTACTTAAATGGGACAAACAAGAAAGAAAATACTATCCAATAGAAATAAACTTATATGAAAGAGGAGAAATAGATGACAATTGATTTTGAAAAAGACCAACAAGATGCAATGAAAAAGACTGACAATATTCAGTCACTTGCAGATCAAGTTGAAAACTTAGAAGAGGTGGTGAGAACAATAGAAAACCATGAGGAACATTTAAAAAATTTAAAAAAGAAAAGAGATCATATATCAGGTGAAGTAATACCTACAATGATGTCAGAGATGGGTCTTGCAGAATTAAAACTGCATGATGGATCACACTTAAAAGTTTCAACGTCGTATCGTGCTACTATAACAGAAGCAAATAAAGAAGCGGCGTTTAACTGGCTTCGTGAAAATGGCTTAGGCGATATAATCAAAAACGAGATACTCGTATCGTTTGGTCGTAACGAAGATAACAAGGCGGCTGATTATGCCGAACTTGCAAAGAGTCAAGGGTTGCAACCGACACAAAAGATGAAGGTTGAGCCCATGACTCTAAAAGCGCTAGTCCGTGAGCGTATTGAGGCAGGAAAAGAAATGCCAACGGAAATCTTCGGGGTGTTCTCGGAGAATAAAACAACAATAAAAAGGAACAAGTAACATGAACCAAGTAACAGAAAAAAAGAATGGTGCACTAGCTACATTTGATATGGAAGCTGATGCAAACAAAGGTGCTCAAAATATATCGCAAGAAGATCTTGCGTTGCCTTTCTTAAAAATTTTGGGACAACTATCTCCGGAGGTAAACAAAAGAGATGGTAAATATGTCGAGGGCGCAGAGCCAGGCAAAATCATAAATACTGTAACCAATCAGTTGTATGACACAATAGAAGTTGTGCCAGTCTTTTACAAAAGACAATACATTGAGTGGCAAGACAGAGGTACCAGCACTGGTGCACCTGTTGCAATTCACGAGGCAGACAGTGATATAATTAGTCAAACCACTAGAGGTAAAGACTATAAAGATAGATTAGCAAACGGTAACTATCTTGAAAATACTGCAAGCCACTTTGTGTTAACTGTTGGTGATAATCCATCTACAGCTTTGATTTCTATGAAATCTACTCAACTTAAAGTTAGTAGAAAGTGGAACTCAATGATGATGGGTATTAAAATGCAGGGTAAGAATGGTTTGTTTACTCCGCCAACTTACAGCCACATTTATAAACTATCTACTGTTCAGATGTCTAACGACAAAGGAACATGGTTTGGTTGGGATGTAGCAAAGGTAGGACCAGTCACAGATAAAAATATTTATGACTCGGCAAAATCTTTTGCAGAATCTGTAGGTAAGGGTGAGATCCAAGCAAAACCTGAAGTTCAAGAGCAAACAAAAAAATCTTTGAATTTATAGTATCCTAGGTAGTGGGCGTCTAAGCGAGAGTGGAAACGCCCACTTTTTATTTATGAGTGAGAAGATTAATAAAGCACCGGTTACGTATGAAGATTGGATAGATCTGGGACGGGTAATCATACCCTGCGATACAAAGCAGGCTGTGGTTGAAAAATGGTCCGACCCTGATTTTAAAATTACGAAAGAAGAATGGAGAATAGAACACACAACAAAACAGATAGGACTTAGATTAGATCAATACATAGATTTTGATATTGATAATCCTGTTGTTA